CTGTACTGGATAGCCGCCAGTATCAATATCAAACCGGGCCATGATTATTATTTTTACGTTCGCAGTGTGAACACCGTTGGCAAATCGGTATTCGTGGAGGCTGTCGGTCAGCCGAGTGATGATGCATCAGGCTATCTGGATTTTTTCAAAGGCGAGATAGGGAAAACCCATCTGGCTCAGGAGCTGTGGACGCAGATTGATAACGGTCAGCTTGCGCCTGACCTGACTGAAATCAGGACGTCCATAACGGATGTCAGCAATGAAATAACACAGACCGTCAATAAGAAACTGGAAGACCAGAGTGCAGCGATCCAGCAGATACAGAAGGTTCAGGTTGATACAAATAATAATCTGAACAGCATGTGGGCTGTGAAGCTGCAGCAGATGCAGGACGGACGCCTTTATATTGCGGGTATCGGTGCCGGTATTGAGAACACCCCCGACGGCATGCAGAGTCAGGTGCTGCTGGCGGCAGACAGGATTGCGATGATTAATCCTGCAAATGGCAACACAAAACCGATGTTTGTTGGTCAGGGTGATCAGATATTCATGAATGAAGTGTTCCTGAAATATCTGACGGCTCCCACCATTACCAGCGGCGGTAATCCTCCTGCATTTTCCCTGACACCGGACGGAAAGCTGACCGCTAAAAATGCAGATATCAGTGGCAGTGTGAATGCGAACGCCGGGACGCTCAACAACGTTACGATAAATGAAAACTGTCAGATTAAAGGGAAACTGTCAGCCAACCAGATTGAAGGCGATATTGTCAAAACAGTGGGTAAGGCTTTCCCGCGGGACTCCCGGGCACCGGAGCGGTGGCCATCAGGGACCATTACCGTCAGGATTTATGACGATCAGCCGTTTGACCGGCAGATTGTTATTCCGGCGGTGGCATTCAGCGGTGCTAAACATGAGAGAGAGCATACTGATATTTACTCCTCATGCCGCCTGATAGTGAAGAAAAATGGTGCTGAAATTTATAACCGTACCGCGCTGGATAATACGCTGATTTACAGTGGTGTTATTGATATGCCAGCTGGTCACGGCCACATGACGCTGGAGTTTTCGGTGTCAGCATGGCTGGTAAATGACTGGTATCCCACAGCAAGTATCAGCGATTTGCTGGTTGTGGTGATGAAGAAAGCCACCGCAGGCATCAGTATCAGCTGAATTTTATAACCCATATACGGGCGCCAGAAATGGCGCCTTTTTTATTGCAGAAAAGCGAGAGGTAATTATGCGTAAAGTTTGTGCAGCCATTTTGTCCACAGCCATCTGTCTGGCCGTATCCGGTGCGCCTGCATGGGCGTCTGAGCAGCAGGCCACACTGAGCGCAGGGTATCTTCATGCCCGTACGAACGCTCCCGGCAGCGATAATCTGAACGGGATTAACGTGAAATACCGTTATGAGTTTACGGACACGCTGGGGCTGATTACGTCATTCAGTTATGCCAACGCTGAAGATGAGCAAAAAACGCATTACAGCGATACCCGCTGGCATGAAGATTCCGTGCGTAACCGCTGGTTCAGCGTGATGGTGGGGCCGTCTGTGCGCGTGAATGAATGGTTCAGCGCGTATGCGATGGCGGGTATGGCTTACAGCCGTGTGTCGACTTTCTCCGGGGATTATCTCCGCGTAACTGACAACAAGGGGAAAACGCACGACGTGCTGACCGGAAGTGATGACGGTCGCCACAGCAACACGTCTCTGGCGTGGGGAGCTGGCGTGCAGTTTAACCCGACCGAATCCGTGGCCATTGATATTGCTTATGAAGGCTCCGGCAGTGGCGACTGGCGCACTGACGGTTTCATCGTGGGTGTCGGTTATAAGTTCTGATTAGCCAGGTAACACAGTGTTATGACAGCCCGCCGGTTCAGGCGGGCTTTTTTGTGGGGTGAATATGGCAGTAAAGATTTCAGGTGTACTGAAAGACGGCACAGGAAAACCGGTACAGAACTGCACAATCCAGCTGAAAGCAAAACGTAACAGCACCACGGTGGTGGTGAACACGCTGGCCTCAGAAAATCCGGATGAAGCCGGGCGTTACAGCATGGACGTTGAGTACGGGCAGTACAGCGTTATTCTGTTGGTGGAGGGATTCCCGCCGTCACATGCCGGGACCATCACCGTGTATGAAGATTCCCGACCCGGTACGCTGAATGATTTTCTCGGTGCCATGACGGAGGATGATGCCCGTCCTGAGGCACTGCGCCGTTTTGAACTGATGGTGGAAGAGGTGGCGCGTAACGCGTCCGCGGTGGCACAGAACACGGCAGCCGCGAAGAAGTCAGCCAGCGATGCCGGCACATCAGCCCGTGAGGCGGCAACCCATGCGACTGATGCTGCAGGCTCAGCACGCGCAGCCAGCACGTCAGCCGGACAGGCCGCGTCGTCGGCTCAGTCAGCATCTTCCAGCGCAGGAACGGCATCAACAAAGGCCAGTGAAGCATCGAAAAGTGCTGCTGCTGCAGAGTCCTCAAAAAGCGCGGCAGCTACCAGTGCCGCTGCGGCGAAAACGTCAGAAACGAATGCGGCAGCGTCACAACAATCAGCAGCCACTTCTGCATCCGCCGCGACCACGAAGGCGTCAGAAGCAGCCACCTCAGCCCGGGATGCGGCGGCCTCAAAAGAGGCAGCGAAATCATCAGAAACGAACGCATCATCAAGCGCCAGTAGTGCCGCTTCCTCGGCAACGGCGGCAGGCAATTCCGCGAAGGCGGCAAAGACGTCTGAGACAAACGCCAGGTCTTCTGAAACGGCAGCGGAACAGAGCGCCTCGGCTGCGGCAGGCTCAAAAACAGCGGCTGCGTCGTCTGCCAGTGCCGCGTCAACAAGTGCCGGGCAGGCCTCAGCCAGTGCCACCGCCGCCGGAAAATCGGCAGAAAGTGCCGCATCGTCTGCTTCAACAGCCACAACGAAGGCTGGCGAAGCCACTGAACAGGCCAGCGCAGCAGCGAGGTCTGCTTCCGCAGCGAAGACATCCGAGACGAACGCGAAAGCGTCGGAAACCAGCGCAGAATCCTCAAAAACGGCTGCCGCATCGTCCGCCAGTTCGGCGGCGTCATCGGCATCATCGGCGTCTGCTTCAAAAGATGAGGCGACCAGACAAGCGTCCGCAGCGAAGGGCAGCGCCACGACAGCATCCACGAAGGCGACAGAGGCAGCTGGCAGTGCGACGGCGGCAGCACAGAGCAAAAGTACGGCGGAATCCGCGGCAACGCGCGCCGAGACAGCGGCAAAACGGGCAGAGGATATTGCATCCGCCGTGGCGCTTGAGGATGCAAGTACGACGAAAAAGGGGATAGTACAGCTCAGCAGTGCGACCAACAGTACGTCTGAAACGCTGGCGGCAACGCCAAAGGCAGTAAAATCAGCCTATGACAATGCAGAGAAACGTCTGCAGAAAGACCAGAACGGCGCTGATATACCCGATAAGGGACGCTTCCTGAACAACATTAACGCGGTCAGTAAAACAGACTTTGCTGATAAGCGTGGTATGCGTTATGTGCGGGTTAACGCTCCTGCAGGTGCAATATCTGGAAAATATTACCCTGTTGTTGTTATGCGTTCTGCTGGCTCAGTAAGCGAACTGGCATCAAGGGTCATTATCACCACGGCAACGCGAACCGCAGGCGATCCGATGAATAACTGCGAGTTTAACGGATTTGTTATGCCTGGTGGCTGGACTGACAGGGGGCGTTATGCTTATGGAATGTTCTGGCAATATCAAAACAATGAACGAGCCATCCACTCAATAATGATGAGTAATAAGGGCGATGATTTGCGCTCTGTGTTCTATGTTGATGGCGCTGCTTTCCCTGTTTTTGCGTTTATCGAAGATGGCCTGTCAATATCCGCACCTGGTGCTGATCTCGTTGTTAATGATACGACCTATAAGTTTGGGGCAACAAATCCGGCGACTGAATGTATCGCGGCGGACGTTATCCTTGATTTTAAGAGTGGGCGTGGTTTTTATGAGTCTCATTCGTTAATCGTTAACGATAACTTGTCGTGCAAAAAACTTTTTGCCACAGACGAAATTGTAGCGCGTGGTGGTAATCAGATTCGAATGATAGGTGGGGAGTATGGGGCATTATGGCGTAATGATGGCGCTAAAACTTACCTGCTGCTTACCAATCAAGGTGATGTTTATGGTGGCTGGAATACATTAAGACCGTTTGCTATTGATAACGCAACCGGCGAACTGGTTATTGGAACCAAACTGTCCGCAAGTCTGAACGGTAATGCATTAACAGCAACAAAGCTGCAAACGCCAAGACGGGTTTCTGGTGTTGAGTTTGATGGTTCCAAAGATATTACTTTAACCGCCGCGCATGTGGCTGCTTTTGCCAGAAGGGCAACGGATACATATGCCGATGCGGATGGTGGCGTTCCCTGGAATGCCGAATCAGGCGCTTACAATGTCACCCGCTCTGGCGACAGCTATATTCTGGTTAACTTCTATACCGGAGTCGGAAGTTGCCGGACCCTGCAGATGAAGGCGCATTACAGAAATGGTGGTCTGTTCTACCGTTCTTCAAGAGATGGCTATGGTTTTGAGGAAGACTGGGCAGAAGTTTATACCTCGAAAAATCTTCCACCAGAAAGCTACCCAGTCGGCGCACCAATCCCGTGGCCATCAGATACCGTTCCGTCTGGTTATGCCCTGATGCAGGGGCAGACTTTTGACAAATCTGCCTACCCGAAACTTGCTGCCGCTTATCCGTCAGGCGTGATCCCTGATTTGCGTGGCTGGACGATTAAGGGCAAGCCCGCCAGTGGTCGTGCCGTATTGTCTCAGGAACAGGATGGCATTAAATCGCATACCCACAGCGCCAGCGCATCCAGTACGGATTTGGGGACGAAAACCACATCGTCGTTTGATTACGGCACTAAATCCACGAATAACACTGGTGCGCATACCCATAGTTTAAGTGGCAGCACGAATGCAGCTGGTAATCACAGCCATAGAGATGGCCGTCGATTTAACCCCAGTGTTTTTAAAGATACTTATCAATATGGTTATACAAGCTCAGGTCAAAATACCTGGGGTGTACAAGGCTCAGTAGGTATGTCTACGGGGTGGTTAGCTAATACCAGTACAGATGGTAATCATAGCCACTCACTGTCCGGCACAGCAGCATCTGCAGGTGCACACGCACATACTGTCGGTATTGGTGCACACACGCACTCCGTTGCGATTGGTTCACATGGACATACCATCACCGTTAACGCTGCTGGTAACGCGGAAAACACCGTCAAAAACATCGCATTTAACTATATTGTGAGGCTTGCATGATTACGCTCATTCTTTCTGCACCAGTAACAGAAATGGCTGAAGCATTTAAGCGGGTATTTGCAACCGCAGATAATGTGAATATTGTCGGAAAGCCATTTGAAACAATCAGAGAATTTGACTGCATGGTAAGTGCGGCAAATAGTTTCGGCCTGATGGATGGCGGCGTTGATGCCGCCATTACCGCATTCTTCGGTACTCAGTTACAGTCCCGCGTTCAGAATCATATTCTTCGTGAATATCTAGGCGAACAGCCTGTAGGTTCTGCATTTGTAATTGAAACGGGGCATAATCATCACCCCTGGCTGGTACATGCGCCAACAATGCGTGTTCCGCTGACAATTGACGGAACAGACGCTGTATATAATGCAACCTGGGCCGCTCTGCTTGCCATCTTTCAGCACAATAAAAACGCAACGACAGACAGGAAAATAAAGACGGTGGTATTCCCTGCAATGGGGGCCGGATGTGGTCAGGTTCCGTTTGAAAGCGTTGCCCGGCAAATGAAGCAGGCATGGGATAACTTTAATAAGAAAACAGAATCAATTAACTGGGAATACGCACACTCCCGCCAGTCGGCAGTATTTGGCACATATGCATACTGTCCGGGTAATTCTGTTTGCCGTTATGCGGATACTAAATATATTGGATGCGGCGATTATCGGACGTATTGCTCACGTTCCGGGCAGTTCTGTATTAGCCATGTGCATCAGGCTGATGACGTGCTGACTAATAATCGCTCTCGCCCTGATTCGCATACACACCGGTTTAATCCAGAAAATCCCGTAGGCAATCTCACCTCTGGCGCACATAGCCACGGAAGTAGCATCGTTATTGGTGCTCCCACCCATACGCTCAATAAACAATATTCTGTCTCTGATATTAAGTAGAGGTGAACATGGATTTTAGAATGACTGAACAACCACGGACCATAAAAATTTATAATCTGCTGGCCGGAACTAATGAATTTATTGGTGAAGGTGATGCATACATTCCACCTCATACAGGTCTACCTGCAAACAGTACCGATATTGCACCGCCAGATATTCCGGCAGGCTTCGTGGCTGTTTTCAACGGTGATGATGCATCGTGGCATCTCGTTGAAGATCATCGGGGTAAAACGGTTTATGACGTGGCATCAGGGGACGCGTTATTTATTTCTGAACTCGGTCCGTTACCGGAAAATGTTACTTGGTTGTCGCCGGAAGGGGAATATCAGAAGTGGAACGGTACAGCTTGGGTGAAAGATGCAGAAGCAGAAAAACTATTCCGGATCCGGGAGGCGGAAGAAACAAAAAACAGCCTGATGCAGGTAGCCAGTGAGCATATTGCGCCGCTTCAGGATGCTGCAGATCTGGAAATCGCAACGGAGGAAGAAACCTCGTTGCTTGAAGCCTGGAAAAAGTATCGGGTGTTGCTGAACCGTGTTGATACATCACTATCTCCAGATATCGAGTGGCCAAGTCAACCATAAATCAATATCCCCTGCAATGCAGGGGATAGTTCTTAATTATCAGTAGATTGTTCCTCTAGTAACAACTCAATTCTGCTTAGTATTTCTTTAGATATTTTGCGGCTATCAATTTTTATAGTTACAAAATTACCTTTATATCTGGCCGTGATCCCTTCCCCATATTTTTTCTCGTCTTTTGTTTTTTCCTCGCCGCCAACCAGAACAGAGTCAGATAATATTTGTATAATCCGTGAAGCTTCTAAATCCTCGCCGTTTTTTTTAATTGCCAGAAGATGATGAGCAGCATTGCTCATGGCAGCCATGTTTTTTTTGTAAACCTTAAACAAAGAATCTCCAGCACGAGCTGACAGTTCTCCTGGATGATTGAAGATAGCTAATATATCTTTTGGTAGACCAGCTGTATTAATACAGCGAGTGATAATATTTCTATCTATATTTTCAGCCTCGGCTAATGCTTTAACGTTACCATCAAAGTCATTTAGCTTGCGTAAGTATCTCTTTCCTCTTTCGTATGCACTAATAGGCCTATAATCGTTACCAATTTGGGATAACCAATGCATCTGTTCATCGTCGAGATCACCAATTAAGACGCGATAGTCACATCCTGTTAATATCGCTGCTTTTCTTCTACGTGAGCCGTCAGCGACTTCAACGATTCCAGATACTTTTCTGGCGAAAGCTGGATTTTGTTGTCCAGACGTTAGAAAAGATGGGATTAAATCGGCTAGAGAGGATTCATTTAATAAATCTTGATCGCGTTCATTACCTAGCCATACCATTGTTGCCATTTCAACTTTATCTGCGGGAATTGTCTCTAACTTAAAGTTAACATTACGTCCGCATACTGGCAAAGTTATGCTGTTACCGGTTAATGAACTCAGTTGACGTTTTAAATCACCAACCATAGGTGATACGGGCTGATGTTCAGGGGCATGATGATTATTACTCATAATGCGATTAATATCTGGAGCATTTTTTAGAAGTGAGCGCTGTTTCATTATTCGTTCTCCCAGCGAGGTTTTATTAGATCATCAAAAATTTCTCGGCAAACAGGGTCCCATATAGAAACAGCATTTCTCCATGCATTCAATGTTGAACGTTGGTTTGCTGCTTGTTCAAATACTGTTCTCATTTTTATCTGGCCTTTACCTACTTCATCGGTAACGCGTACAACCTGACGTAATACCATTGATCCCCATGTATTTCTTATTTGTTCTTCCATCCATCGTGATTGATTCCCTGTAGTGAGACTATATTTAGTCAGAAGTAAGCGAACGGTTGGCTCAAATCCACCTAGGTCAACGCTTTCCAATAGATCGAGAAGCATTGTGAAAAACTGTAGAACAGAAGCGTAATCAAATAATTCTGCAGGTGTAGCAACAACAATAACGTCAGCGGCACAAACAACGTTAATGGTTCCTGTACCGAGGTTCGGAGCACTATCTATAACGATAACATCGTAGTTATCCCAAACTGATTCAATAGCTGCGCGCAGCATAAGGTGTGGAGGATGAGGCAATTTACCCTGAGCATGATATTGCATGAGATCTGTTTCTATACGATGTAAAGCTAGGCAGCTAGGGATAATGTCTAGCCCAGGCCAACATGTTGGCTTTATAGCATATTCAGCGTTATCGCGTTCTCCTAAGTAAAATGGCAGTAAAGTATCCTCGGCATGGATATGTAAATCAGGAACATAACCGTGATACATAGAGGCCGTGCCTTGAGGATCGTTACCTTCAACCAAAAGAACACGATGACCTTGTAATGCTAACCATTGAGCTTGATGTACCGCAGACGATGTTTTATAAACGCCGCCTTTGTGTGACATAACGGCAAGCACAACAGGGTTTTTATCTTGTGGTCGTTGGTTTGGGTTGCCAAAAACTGCTCGCATACTGTTGATTTGATCTATGGTATAACCAGCACGACGTTCAATTCTTCCTCTCATTTCAAAGTCAGGTGCAGGTAAACGCCCGCTCTTCTCAGCATCTCTAATTGCTTGAGGAGTTACACCAATTAAATCTGCTACTTCAGTTATACCCCATCGGCGGGTGATACGCCGAGCTTCAGGACTATCATCACCGAATTGAGCGATAGCAATTGCTTGGGTCATTTCTTGACCTCTCGTAACACAATCTTGCAATAACTTTTTCAAAGACATACTGTCATCTCCAGCTTGTAACTTTGCTTAATAATTAAATCTTTGCTTATTTCTAGCAAATTTGCATGAAAAAGGCAAAGCAAAACAAAAAAACGCAAAGGCGAATATTTGAGCTAAATCATCTTTTGTTCCCCTCCAGAAATGCATAAAACGAACAACAATATAATCATAACTAATTGATATTTATTACCTTTTCTAAGAAAGGAAATCATATAAAACTAGAGAAACATGATAAGAATCATCAATGAGATACGTTTTCTATATTAGTTATCCTAACCTTACCAACATAAGAACACAAACAGAGAACATAAAAACAAAGTAATAATACAAACACAATAAAGAACATAAATAAAGAATTAAAACAAATGTTAAATAAAAACAGCACGCAAACTGAGAACATTACATTAAACGAGA